TCTTATTAGCTAATTTCATTTTTACAGATATTCATAAGTTGTAGAAGTAATAGGATCTTTCTCAGAACCTACCCAATTCTCAGTAGTAGTCACTACCTTAACAATTCGTTCCACCAGACCATTCTTTGTCGTCCTCGACTCTCCATAGTATTCAATAGTAACAGTCTTAAACGGTTCCATTATACTTCTCCATAAATTTATCAATGTAGATGCCGGTAACATTAGGCCCAGATATGGTTTCATATTTTTCATCTCTGGGAAGTACGAACGTGAAAGATACGTCTAAATTGTTCTGAACACACCAATTTAGATATTTGATCCTATATACATTGTCGCTCTGAACAGCATGTGTTTCTGGACCATAACAATCTGTATCTTCATAAATGTTGCTAGTAGATTCTTCACTCTTCAATATGAAATCAAATCCTAAACAATATAGTTTATTATGATCCAGGCGCATAGCTTCAAACATAGCATTCATTCCAGCATTAGACCTACGCCTTATGTTGCTGTATCTGGAGTCTTCCCATCGTTCATCTTGTGGAGGAACGATTAGTCGTTCATCGTTTGCGTTACTTTGCAACTCTTCAATCATATCATCATCTATAGCAACAAGATAATCATACTCTGAAAAATCACGATATAACGCATTACAACCTATTATTGATCCTTTACCTTTCAAGGAAGATAGATCAATAGGAGAGCGACTTGTGCCATTACCTACGACGAATGCTGTTTTCATTTCTGCGCGGTGTGCTTTCTTCATTCTCATCTACTTCATATATCTGCGTTCGATTTTTGCGATACTCTTGAGACTTCTCTTTTCTGTACGAAATTTGAGGATCATCTACTGAATTATCATCTTCGAAATATCGCTTATTTCTGCGATATGTTTTACTCATAACTTAATTCCTTCTTTACCAGTTTTTAGAAATGTTTGGAAATGCTTGTGACACAACTTCTCGCGTCAAATTCTTGAACGGCAACTTCCTCTCTGACATAGCCACTAAAAGAGTCGCATCGTTCGGATGGATAGCCTCTAACAATTCGATGAACAATTGCTCTCGACGCATAGGCTTTAAATTTTGCTGTGTTTCTGTATCCCCATCAACAAATAGATACAGGCGCCGAAGTTCTGCTTTGAACTGGCCTTGAATATCTGCGGCATTGTCTACTGGCTTATAAGGGGGAGGGCCCTCAGGTAATAGCCATTTTACATTCTTATCGAATGTATATCCCAAAATCTGCTTCAATTCAGAACCGCTGTTCTTCTGTAATCTAGCGATTCGATCTTTCTTGGTCTTCCCTTTAGAACACCATTCAAGAATCTCATACCATGTTTCGGTCATTTAAAAGTCACCTATATATTCAGTTAAATTGGATAATCTATTTTTGATAAAATAATTTAACAAACCCTTTCTGCTGGGTTCTTCGTATTTATCAAATAAATCAATTATAGAAGTTTGCATATAATCTGGCACATAATCCAGATTCACAAGAGTCTCATTTCTGCTATAATTACGTAGCATATTAGTATCACAGAAATCAGCAGGATCAAGTGCAGACCATGCATCTACTTTCTTTGCAGACAACGGCTTCTGTCTTTCTCCATTCACAAAGCAACTGTCTTTAGATAGAAAGTTCGGTATACCATCACCACGATCTCCCCGCAAAATATGCTCACGAAGATATCGTTCTGGATTACTGATGCGTATCCATTTCTTTGTGTTAGGAGCATACTGCTCTACGTTAGCATATTTCTGGAGTTGTGCGAAGTCTTTATCGCTTGATAGGATAAGGATAGGTTCAGCAGTACCATTCTTGATGCCAAGATGTCCATACTTATGGCAGATTGTAGCGATAACATCATCTGCTTCGGCCCGGTCTATCTGTATAACTTTATATGGAAAAGTCTCTCGGATTTCATCACGCACCCTATTAAGCATTTCAAAGATCAGATTCCAGTCTAGAGGTGAAGACTCTCGATCTTTCTTTCGGTGTGCTTTATAGTATGGGAAAATATCTTTACGCCAATAGTTCTTGTCATCACAACAGATGACGAGTTCACCAAAGTCATTGGTAAACTTCTGCCTATTGCTCCGTAAACAATTAAGAATCATATGCCTGATCAAGTCTTCACTCAACTCAGAATGCTTCAACTGCATCATTAAATTTGCTATACAAATCTGATTAAAATCAACTAGAATCATTATCTCATTCCATATTCATTACTATTATATAGTCATTTAGAACTCATCATCTTCGTCACTAATATTAAAATCAATATCTTCAAGGTTTATAGCTGAATCTACAGAATCTTGGAGAGGATGTGGAATACCAACACAACGATATAAACAAGATCGCATACCCTCAAGTGTAAAAGCAAAGTCTTTCATAAAATCTACATCATCTATTTCAAAACCATCCATCGCAACTTTTCGCAATAGTTCTGCGCCATAAAAATCAATCATATCATTGATATATTCACTCTTCCTCTCGATCATCTTTTCAGCCATTTCATCTAATGACTGAGGCAGAGAATCTTTCTTGGTCCCAGGAAAAAGTACAACATTATTCATAGAAACACCTTTAGTGTGAGTTATTATTTAGCTCTCTTCTTTATATTTTTTCTCAATACAGCATCAGTTTTGGAAGAAGGTTCTTCAACTGTATTCTTGCGCCGTTTCTGTTTAACAGGTTCTTGTGGTTCTGGTTTATCATAACCTTCTTCTTCATACATACTCTCTTCCCACACAGTAGATATATCTGGATAAAAAGTACCAACATCACGTTTCGGCATGCCCTTATTAGGCCCAGTCCAATGGTATGCTAAAGCTACACAGCGATTTCGTATTCTATTCTCCTGATTTCTACCATAGAACATGTCTGGCCAATCACCATCACGAAGATACTTTTCCATATTTCGAACATAACCAGATACAGAAGATAACCTAGCTTCAGAACCTTTTTCTTTTCGCCGTTCTGCCGCTTTAAGTTCTTTCAGTTCTTCCTTATTCGTTCTGATCCAATCCATAACATTCTTTCTTGATAATGGATAATCATCAGGCTTAGCATTAACACTCTCATGCACGTTCGTGTATGCGGGTGGGTTAGCTGCTTGGCGCTTCTCTCTAGCTGCTGCTAAACGCTCTACGGCTTTAGCTTTCTGTTCTGCGCTCATAGGCTTACGTTGTTTACGCGGTTTCTTTTTGGCTACAACACCAGGTAACGTTGCTTTCTTAGCCACCGTTATTCTCCCAAGTAAGGGGTTTCAAAATCTCTTTCTCTCCATCTTCGTCTACTGCTATCTTGATCAGGCCATCCTTTTCTAAAGCTTCTAGAATAAACGTCACTGCATCATGGCTCAAGCTGTGTCTGCCCCATCTATAAGCAGCATATAAAGCAGCAAGTGCTAATGCGGTGTGACTGAATACAGTTAATTCTAATTCCATCGAACTTTCTTTCTATATCTCTTATCTTATATTTAGAATAACACATAATCGCCTCAATAGCAATACATAAATATGAATGAAAGGAAGGAACGAATATGAAAATTATAATTCAAATTTATATCTTTATTATCGCTTTCTTGGCGCCGATATCTACATATGCATCAGAGCATAACGCTAAACTAGATGCCTTTGTTGAAATGAGGAGTGTAATGTGCGTTGTTAATGGTAGCCAACTTATGTCTAACCTTTATGAAAATTATGGTGAGACCGTTTTTGCTTTAAGTGATGGTACCTCAGTTGATATTAAAGGCCGAGGTGTAACTGTACAGCTTATATATCTGCGTAATGCTATAACTAAATCTTATACTATTATAGAAATTTATCCTTCTGCTAAAGGATGTATTATCGCAGCCGGAGGAAATTTTGATTTCCTAAATATGGTAGATCAGAAACCCAAGGTACCAGAATCAAAGATTTAGCATACCCTGTAGAAGCCCGGTCCACTGAGCCGCACGAAGATCCCAGTTATAGAAATTATCTATATAAGTCTTCTGAAATTTCAGTTTCCTAAGCGTATTATCACTGAACCTATTTTTGATTGTGCTGTTCAACACGTTAGCAAACACGTTAGCATGGTGTGTAATGTCTTCAGAGTATTGATACATGGCAGCGAAGTTCGCTGTAGTCTCTGGTAGTGCCGCAAAGTTAGGGCACACGACTTCACACTCTGCGCTCATGGCTTCTATAGCAGCGATACAAGAGGTCTCTGGCCAGACGCTAGGGTATGTGAATACATGTGCGTCCTGTAGTGCTGCCCGCACAGTCTCATTCGGCTGATACCCGTGGTATGTCATCTGAGGATGATCTCTGATTGCTTGAAATAACTCTTCAAACTCTTTATCTCTATCTGGCCAACCATAAGCCTCAAACGATGAAAACACGTCAAGATGAATATAATCACCATGTTGCTTTGCTAGTTCGCGAACAGCAGACACTACGATGTTTAGTCCACGATGTGGTGTAGTATGATAGATCAGTCGAACTTGATCAGTCTTCTTTTCTTTAGCTGGAATTGGTTCGATAGCATTCTGTAGAACAATCGAAGAATTATATGGTACACCATGCGCCATATTATATGTATTCATCTGGTAGTTAGATACGAAAACTAGCCGATCAAATCGTTTGATACGTTCAGCGTCTGATAGATGCTGGCTTTCGGGATCATCCCACGTATCATGCAACCACAAAATAGTAGGCTTTTTAGGATCAATCCATCGAACCCTAGAACATATAATCTGAAACTTATCGAGAAGTTCCTCATCAACGCGACTGAACAACTCTTTGCGCATCATTTCTGTGCCGCCATTAGCTTCTTCGTATGTACCCTCTTCATTAGGGCCCAAAGAGAATTCGTCTTCTTGACTACCGACAATTTTTAATGACATTATATATTCCTAATATTGTTCAGGTATAATTTTAGAAGAGGCAGACTGTACGCTATCATAGCGAAATGAGCGCCAAGCTTCTTTCTGTAGATCCCAAACGACAGCAATGTCTGGATTTTTTACACGGGCTGATTCTGATGGTTGATCTGGATAATTCCAATCTTTAGGATTTCCAAAAGCTTTCTCAGGAATTAGATTCGAATTTAAAGTGCATAACATGACTCGATCAGTGCCATCTTTCTTAGTAAATTTAACTTCGGTGACACCCTCTCGAAGCATATCATCAACCGCAGAATCAGTTCGTGACTCTTTTGAATCTACATCAGTCATCAGTACTCTTACCCTTCATCGGTACATATTTAAAATAAGATTTATACAGTGTCTTTGCTGAGATGCCGAGAGACTTCTGAATAATCTTTGGTGTAGTCCCACCCTTTTTCCAGACTGTCCATGCATTAACTACCTTGTCCAGTTCAGTACGGTCTCGCCGTGCCGCTTTTGTGATACTAGGATTAACATTCCGACGTTCGCCCTTAGATGTCTGACTTGTCCTAGATTTCTTCTTGGCCATTATCTAATAATCCTTTTGTTAATATATTCGCTGCAATATGATTCTTTCATATCGGTCTTGAAGCTATCAGCAGAACTGTCCGACCACATATAGCAAATGAATATACCCACTGCAATATATAGTAATGCTTTCATCATGCGATATCGCCACTTTCCATCATGCTATCAATAGACCAAAGCATAATCAACATACCTAATGTCGAGATGCAAATACCTACAGCAAGAGGCGCGGTGCCTTCTACAGCGCCGACGCCTGCTATCACTGTTAGTATACCGATCACAAATCTAATCATTTTTAATATCTCTTATAATTATAAAACAGAAATGTTAGGGGCTGTGGGGAAAGCGAGAGAGCAAAACCACAGCCCCTATCATCTTACACTACGTTACGCGGTAGCCATCGCACGATAGCCAGCAGCAACAACAGAACGCGCCGCAGTGCCGATCCGATACTTGGTCTTAACACGACCCTTGGTATCAGTGCGCTGGTTAGCATATACGGCATAGCCGTTCATACGCAGCGCGCTAACGAGAGCGCGAGGATTGCCAACGCTAAAGCGTGAAGCAATCTGCTTACCAGTCAACTCTTCACCAGATTCGAGTGCAGCAAGAACGCGGGCACTCTTTGATTCAACATTCAAATTAGTCATACTATAGTATCTCCTAGGTTTTGGGGATATTCCCCAGTATCTACAGACCCATGTCTGCAAATTAGATGGCAAGGAAAGGAATCGAACCTCTCATTAGATAACCGGATTATCTTTGGCGCTCATTCCGATATCGCACCAATTCATACCCACCAGGCCTTGTCGTAATAAAAGAGAGAGCGTCAGGACACATAGCAAACTAGCAATTTCCGAAATCCCACACGGGACGCTCTCCAAGTTAAGCATTAATCCATTTAGCATCGTTCCAGACATTTTTCAGGGCGGCGATTAATTCTTTTTTAATCTTATCTTCGCCAAGAATACCCCTGTTGTACATCCAATATTCAACAGCGCGTTCATCCATAGGCAATTCACCATCTTTGCTATCAAGCATCCAAAGGAGGGCCCGCTTCCGCGATCCAGCACCCAAAGCGATTACTTCTGTAATTTCTTTCTCGTAATCGATCATGGCTTCTTTTTTGTAATCTTCTTCCCGCTTCACCGTGCGATCTAACTCGTCAACGTAATAGTCCCATGTTTCGGTTAATTTTGCATCACTCATTGCATCATAATCTAACCGCATCCGAGAACCAAAAGCATCTTTAGAAAGATCGCTTATCGTAAGAAGCATTTCTTCGCGCTCGTTCATCATTTTGTTTTCTTTTGTCATCATATTAACATCTTAGCACAGTCTCGACCCAATGTCAAGACCTTTTTTCAATTAGATTTAGCGTAACCAGAGTCCCTTAAATTCTCTACCTTCCGTCCACGATAGGCGACAGAGCCCTTACCATACTTCCATACTTCGTTTGCGCCCTTTGCAACGACAGTAGGGCACTTAGCAATCTTACCACCCTTGGCAAGATATTCAGCAATCATTTCTTCGGTAGTCATATCAATCTCTCCTAGTCGTTCCACATTTCCGCGACGACCTTGTTGACGCTTTTATTGGGTACCACAGCCACGGCCCGCGCTACCACTGCATCAAACGCATCCATAGTCTTGGACATAGTGTTCATCTGGTCGTTGAGGTCCATGTAGCCGCTGGTCGTCGAATCTCGGTCCAGCGCATCCATGACTTCCATCTTCTGCCGCAGGTTCACCAGCAGCCCAGCCATATTACCCAGAACCATTTTCTTCATTTCGTTGTTATTCATATCAATCTCTCTCTGTTTTCTCATTATAACTAAGTATACAACATATACTGGCTAAAGTCAAGAGAAATCGTACCTGCTAAGTGCTTGATTCTAAACGAATCTCAAAATTAATTTCATCAAACCAGCGCCATTCGTCTGTTTTCAATGATTTTATCGCAGGGAATACGGGCTTGGGGGTCATAGATATGACCCCTGGAGGAAGCCCTAAGACTTCCCATTTGTCACCATGCTCTCGTATACGGTTCTTACCCTTGCTGGTAAGACCCTTGAGGGTGATGATCATGACGCTGGTATTCTCCAGGTGAAGACCGTTTCTAGAAACCTTGCAGCGGCTTCAAACGTGTCAAATTTCTCACCACAATTTATGACGGCACCATCAGTGGCAAACACGAAGAATCCATCAATCCCGTCACCACCTACGATAGCTGGCGGTTTGCCGGGTGATGAGCAGTTCGTTGCTTTCCAAACACCAAAATCAAACTCGTCTTTCCATTCACTAATCAACATATCAATCTCTCTCTGTTTTCTCATCATATATACATCCTAGCATATAATGAGTCTAAAGTCAAGAAAAATCGTACACGCTAAGTGCTTGATATATAACGATACCTGAAATTAATTTGGAA